CTCATTCCACTTCACCGCCTGTCCGCAATAACCGCAGTAATTGATTTCCTTGTCTGCCCTCTTCCGTGGCAATCTGTGACCGCATTTCCCGCAATACGCTTTCCCTTGGCTCCACGTTGGCAATGCGGGTTCCTGCTTTTTCAGTAGAACAAGGGCATCAAACATAAGATTATCAATACAAATGTTGCTTTTGTCCCTGTATGGGCAATCCAATATACAAACATTCATATCATCAGCACTGGCAACGTTTGTTCCTGCACACATTGCCAGACCTTCGATAACCTTCTTCCTATCAATCTGTCTATCTTCCATCTGCTATTTCCTGAACTTTCTGCGTTTCCGCTGTGTTGCTATCGTTTTCAGGCTCCAATAGGATGTATCTAAGTTGTATTGCAAAATTTCATCCCTTTCAGCCCGGAAAGCCTGATATTTCCCGCAGGAACCATGACAGCCCGGTTCCCTGTTTGGGCAATTATGGCAAGGCGAAGTCATTAGAACGGAAGGTCTTCCTCTGGCATCTGTACCGCAGTAAATCCAACCTGTTCCGGGGGCTGTGCTGTCATCGCCCGGTCAGCCTGTTCCACCATTTCTGCGCTCTTCTGCTCGTTCTCGCTCTTCGGGGAAAGGAACTCGACATCATTAGCAAACACCTCAAGCTGACTTCTCTGCTGACCATCGTTCCCCGTGTAGCTGTGAATGCTGACAGAACCAACCACAGCAACCTTTCTGCCTTTTGCCAAATACTGGGAGCAATTCTGCCCTAACTGGTTCCAAGCATTCACCCGGAAGAAATCAGCATCAGGCTGTCCCTCCTGCTTCCGTCTCCGGTTAACCGCAACCGTGAATGAACAGACCTGACTCCCTCCGGGAGTTGTCCGAAGCTCCGGGTCTTTTGTGAGGTTTCCGATGATGGTGATTTTGTTCATGCTTTAATTTCCTCCAAATCAATCATTTTGTTCTTCCAGTATTTAACCGTTCCGCTGTTCACTCCGACCTCAAATGCAATTTCGCTTTCGCTTTTTCCCTCCCTCAACAATTTCATAATCTCATCGCCTTTTCCCGTTTTTCTTCCCCTTACGTTCATTGCCGGGACTTTCTGCAAGCAACTCCAACTGCAACAGTAGTATTTTTTCTCCCTTCTCCCTGTCTGTGATTTATATGCCCACCTTGCTATATCCGGTGTGCATACCGTTTTACCGCAGACAGCGCATTGAAACTCGTCCAGATCACACCCTTTGACTAAACCTCTCTTATTTCTACCCCGTACTGCCATAACATCAGCTTCCTCTTCAATCTGTAAACCTCTGTTCTGTAACCTTTGGCATCCTCAACAACCGTGTTACCATCAGCATCCTTATAGACAAAATCCGCTATGTATTTTGTAGCTCTCTCCTTTCCGATCTTCGGAATCACCTCAAACGGAACCTGACAACGGAGGTCTGATATCCGTCCTGCAAGTTGTTCAGACCGCAGGAACAGATATCTTTCCCCCTCCCTCTTGCTATCGAAGGTCATTCCGTAATAAGTGACCTTCCGATTGCCGTATTTGGATCGAACAGGTTCCGCACCTTTGCTATAGCATCCTGCTGTTCTTCTAACCATTGCATCTTTTCCTTCAGCTTCTCAATCTCTGCTAAAACCTTTTCCTTCTCTGCATTCAATTGGTTGTATTTGTTCTCCAACTCTATATTCAAAACCGTATTTCCGAAAGCGGCTTTCTTTGCCGCTTCTACGGGTTTTTCCTCTTCAACAAGTATTTCCTCTTCCTTATTCTCTGGGGGCTGTTCTACTGCCGTTTCTGCGGCATTATCTGCCGTTTCCTGCTCGACATCATTCAGAAACTCTTCAATGCTGATTTCGTCCTGATCTGCCTTCACCTCTTCATGCCCCCATCCTGCTTTATCGTACATTTCCCTGATATCCGGGAATTTGTTGAGTCCCTTTTCAATAACCTCCATCGTCCGCTTCCTTGGGCTGTTCTGGTTTCTCATGTACCATTTCAGCGGATCGCCGCTTTCAATGGCTTCGATTAGGTTCAATCTCTGTTTTTCATCTCTGCTCAAACCTTTTTTCTGAGGCGTTTTCTTTTTCTTTTCCGGGAAACCAACATCCGGGAACCATCTGCTCCAATTCAGCAATTTCTGCCTTGCCGATTTAATATTGCAACCCGTATTTTCCATAATCCAATGAACAGGGTCTTTTGAAAGAGCGGCTTTAACCGCCATCTTTCTTGCCTTTTCTCTCCGCACCCCACCAACATTTGTGCATTTGGTTTCTTCCTCAAGCAACACCATAACCCGCTGTCCTGCCTGACACGTTTTAAGGCTTTTGCAGTCAATGCATTTCAGATGATCTCCACCGGAGATAGGACACATCATCGTCTTAATCTGTTCCAAATTCATTTCCGGGATTTTTGTTTCCTGATCCCATTTTGCAAGCTGTGTGTATGCGCTCATTCGATTGCCCTCCTTCATTTATCCAAGTCTCGCCATCATTGCGTCAACACTTTCTTCTGTTCCAGTGTAGTCCCTCTGACCGTACTGCTGTGCAACAACGGTTTTTGTCTGTTGTTTCGGCTGATCATCCCGCTTTTCCCATGTAATCACAGCCTGTTTCCAGTCTTTCATGGGCTGATTGCCGACCTTCCAACCTTTGGAACCGTAGAAAGCAACAAACTTTTCTGCATCAACGTTGTTCCCACGCCCCTTGCAGTATGTTCTGACTTCATCCACAGTAGGGGGTACAAACCTCTTCACCTCTCGTTTAGGCTTGTCAGCTTCCGTTAACATTGGCTTACGTTCGTCAACGTTCGTCTTCGCTCGTTCTATGGCTTGAAGTCTGTTCTGCTTGTTCTTCTCGCACTTGCTCTTATAAGCTGTTTCTGCTTTATCAATATCCTCTCTGATAAAGTCAAACGCTATGCTTTCTCGTCCCGTAAGCTCGTGCAGTTCTCCAGTCGCATGATATGTCATGCAAGCCCGGAACAACCGCCCTAACTCTTGATCTGAGAGCTTTGCTGTCTTGCTCAGATAGTCATCTTGACAGAAGAAACCAGTCATAGCCATATGGTTACGCTCCTTTGCTATACCTCATGTAATGTACCACTTCACCGTAGCGGTTTTTCCCAGTTTCCATCCGCTTTTCAATCAGCACCCCTCTGCGTGTCAGATCATGAATCCTTGATGCAAGCCGGGTGATACCCAAATCTTGAAACGCTTCCATTGTGCTGATTGATCCGAAATCATTCATGTACTGAATGATTTTCTCACATTGCGTCATTTCGTTTCTCCTTTCATAAATAGCTCTTCCCGAAAACCTCCATCCATTCTTCATGTGAATAAATTTCTTCAAACCGTTCCTGACAGGCTCTTTCAATCATCCTGTCCAGAGCCTTGTTCCTGTCATGCAATTCCATATGCAGATCATGACGGAGCCATATCCAACAGCCGTATTTCTCAGCCGCTTTTCTTCGGATACCGTGTATGCAATGATGTTTGTCCAGACCTTCACGGCATCCGGTAATGAAACACTCTTTTTCATCCTGCATAATGGATTTACTCAAGCCCATCCTCCTCCCTGACCTTTGCCAGATATTCCTCATATGCAAACGGCTGTTTAACCTGATAGTTCGTTTTTCTGTCAACCTTCTTGTGGAAGTCTTTCATAGCAAGAATCAGAATTTCCAACTGTTCTCGTTGAATGAACCGTCCGATTTTGTTTTTGAACCGTTCTTCAAACATTCTTCTTGCAACCAAAGCAGGAGAAGCAACATATCCGTCAAGCCCTGTCATTTCCCTTGTAGTGAAACAGCGAAAAAAAACTTGAACCTCATAGAACGGCATTGCCCCCGTTCTCAGCATCAGATAAGATGCCAGAACCGTTGATGCCTTACGCACCTGCTTTTCCATCGTGCAAACGCCCCTAAAAGCCCTTTGAAGCTCTGCATGGTGCTTGATTACATATTCAATAACCTCACCCTTCAAAGCCGCTGATGTCTGATTCAGCAGTAGATTCGCCGCCGCCATGATCGTTGCGTTAACCTCATACCCGCTTGCGGTCACAATCTGTTCAGTAGTTCTGTTTTTGCCCAGATCGTACACCGTAACAGAATCATCAACCCCACGAACAATTACCATCTGTACAGGAACTCCTGCCTTGGCAATCGCCGCCAACCTGTGCTGTCCATCCTTCAGAATGCCGTTCTCTCCAAATACAATCGGCTCTCCGTTCAACTGCCATCTTCCTGCCTTGATCTCTTCGGCATACTTGCCAACCGTGGTCAGACTCAGTTTGCGGTAGTTATCCGTGTTTTTCCTGAGATATTCTGCCGCTTTCTGTGGAGTGATCGTCTCCACTACCATTTCCATCCCCATGATTGCCCTCCGTTCGTTTTCCCCATTGACTCATCATTCGCTTTTCTTCATCTGGGGTAATAGTGTGAATACCAAGCTGTTCTGCATCCTGCACCAAACTGTTAATCAATTGGCTCATCTGAGCAACATCATAAACGCTTGAGCCATAGTACAAGGTAACGTTTTTGCATCCATCGAGCTTGCTGTCCATTACCTCTGTCTGCCATCCAAGACCATGCGCTGACCAACTCTGTTTCAGCCGTTCAACCGCCTTGTCTAACACACAGACTGTTGTGCTGACACCTCCGATCTCCTTGATCGCATTCCGGTAAACCTCACTCTTTTTAACCCCCGTTGCCTGTGCTATCTGATCAATCAGCACCCAACAGTAAGCATTCGCATCAAGGCTCCGTTTCCTGCTATACCGCTTGATTTCAACCTTGATCTCTTTCCCAACAAGTGCATCATATTCTTCCCTAAAATCTTCCGGGGTGGAGAATGAGATAACCCACTCTCCATCCCGGTTCTTCAGCATTCCTGCAAGCTTGCCGATCATGCCACACTCTCCATGCTCTTCTTCATGAACTCAACAGCGGCTTTAATCTCATCCATCGTATATTCCGAAATCTTCTTGTCAGGCAGATTCTTCTGCTTCACACCGACCTTCCTGCAAACCTCAAACGATGCCTTGATGCTTTCCATTGTTGTCCCCTTCTGCTGTGCAACATTCGCAAGCTCGTTGCTCAGAAACTTCATTTCTGCTGACAACGTAGGCTTCTCAGGAGCAGGAACCTTTGCGCTCGTTGTAACATCCGCTTTCGGAGCAACCCGGTCTTTCATATCAGGCTTTTTCTCGTTCTTTCCTTGGTTGTTTACTGCATTTGCAAGCTCCTCTGCAGAACAAATGCCGCCGCCATCAATGCCAAGTGCGAGGAACCCAAGCGCACGACCAACAGCAGATGTTTCGCAATTTTCGATGTAACTCGTTTTGTTGATGTAACTACTGCTTTCTTTCTCGTAAGCATGACCCGTTCCGAGGACGATTTCCCGCCCGTCTTCGCTGTAATATCCCACTCTGGTCTGCATGACCACAACACCGTTTTCAATGCTCAGAATCTCAGTTTTGATAAAGCCTTCCGGGAACAGCTTCCGGAACGCTTTTACCCTCTGAGGAACCATAACATAATCTTTGCCCTTAAAATCGAGGGTTCCAAGCCCTTCATTTGCTTTCTGAATCTGCTCAAATGTGATCATGTTTTCCTCCTTGTGTTTTCGTTCTCAGCGTGATATCATAATCACGAGATGTCTTGATTGCCCTCAAGAGTCTTACCCTCCCGTCCGACCAACGGGGGGCTTTTTTATGTGCTTCATTCGCCCCTCCTTGCTCTGATCGGGTCATAGTAACCAGTAACCATGTACACATCCGGTGTCTCCCGTCTCCGTTCTCTCTCGCACTTCCAAGCCCTGATTCTGTCCGCAAGCGTGATCCTCATTGTCAGCCGCTTGCTTGTCATGGGGCAGTAGCTATACCGTCCTGTCCGTGCCATAATCTCACCTCCTCACTGTTCACCACGGATGATTTTCGTATCGAACCCCGCATTTTCCATCGTTTCTGCAAGGGAGAGAATCTTATTTTCAAGCGGCAATCCCTCAACCTCATCTGCCGCCTGACGCATCCAGTCAACAGCTTTGTTAAGGTGCTGAAGCGCAACATCAATGCTGTGCCGAGCTTCTTCATACCGTCCCTCGTTCGGGTCAGGAGCATTCAGCTCTTCCCACATCCTGCTACTGTCCGTTGCCCACATATCATCGACCTGCCATCCACTCAACATCTTTTTGCCCTCCTTTGTCTCATTGCCATCATGATCTGCCGTGACGAAGGAACCATTTTTGACTGTTCCCATGCCATCACAGCCCGTTCCCTGACCATCAGGGGCTTTTCCATGTGATCCATTTCCCGGATGTATTTCCGGGCTGTTGCCGGGTTACATTGGTATCTCTCTTGGATGTCCTTAACCGATAGAAGCCTGTCCATCATCTCCAGTCCCACCTCTGACCAATTCGTCAATTGAGATTCCAAGCACACCTGCAAGCTTCGGAATCAGAGTGAATGACGGATGTGTAGCACCTGTCTCCCATTGCGTAATAGCTCCCTGACTAACCCCCATAAGCTTTGCAAGCTGTTCCTGCGTGTAACCCTTGTTCCTCCTTGCATTCCTGATTGCTTCCATCTCTAACCTCCTTTCATTAGCTTGCTAATAATTATAATCAATCCTTATAAAATGTCAATAGGATTGCTAATGTTTTCTTGTAAATAATAGATTTGCTATTATATAATCTATGAGAAGGGAGGTGATCCCGTGTTAAATGAAAAAATAAAGGCACTCCGAAAGCAACACGGGTACAGTCAACAGCAAATAGCAAACAAGATGCACATTACTCAAGGAGCTATCAGTCAATGGGAAAACGGGCTGACAGTTCCTGCGGCAGATCAGCTTGTTGCCCTCGCAAACATATTCAGCATTACCGTTGACGAATTGCTTGAACGTGAAACCGCCCCTCAAGCGAAAGATGACGCATGGGAAATCAGAGAAAGACTTCGCCGTGATCCTGCCTACAGAACCCTATTCTCAGCGGCAAACAAGGCAACCCCTGAACACCTCAGAGCCGCCGCCGCCATGCTGAAAGCACTTGAACCGGAGGAAAAAGATGCTGACTGACGGAGATTACATTGTGAGAATGATCAACCTTCCCGGAGATATAAACTCTGCTGTTCGTCTGAGTGAGGATGACTATGGGAATATCTATATCAACGATCAACTTTCACCTATGGCAAAGCGTAGAGCTTTTCAGCATGAATGCAGACATCTTGAGAGGGGGGATTTCCGAAATGGTTCGACCATTGAGGAAATTGAGGGCTGACTTTTTCTCTTTATATTCTCTTTTTATAATATATTTATATTTACATTTATTTATATTTATATTACATGACAACGTTCGTTAACGTTCGTTAACTTTCATTAACGAGCATTAACAGCGAAGGAGGAACCATGTCACGGCAGAAAAAACAGCAATTAAAACGCAGGAAAGACGGAAGGTACTGTTGCAAATACAAGGGCATCCAATTCATGGGCAACTCATCAGAAGAAGCACTTGCTCTCCGTGATCAGTACAAGGAAAATGAGAAACAAGGGCTATATCTCTCTCAGAATGTCACGGTTTCGGAATATGCGGAAAAATGGCTACCAATAGCAAAGCCGAAGGTGGCGAAACCTACATACACCGGGCTTAAAATCCATCTGAACAACCTGTGTAAATGCATCGGGGACGAGCTTATCAGAGATGTACTGCCCATTCAGATCAAGGAGGTTTATAGCACCGTCTACAAGGACGATTCGCAATCTTACATCCGGTCTGCAAAACAGCTTTATTGTGCCATGTTTGACTCTGCTGTTGCTGACGGTCTGGCACTCAAAAACCCGGCAAGGGAAAAGTCAGCGCAACCGCATCAGGGAGAAACGGGTGGACATAGGGCTATAACAGATCAGGAACGGGAATGGATAAATACCCTCTGCCATGATCACCGGGCGTTTCCTGCGGTCATTACCATGCTATATGAGGGCATCAGACCCGCAGAAGCAAAAGCAATGGATATTGATTCATCCGTTGATTTCAAGGGTGGCAGAATCAATGTCCACGAATTTGCCCATATGGAAGGTAACAACGGTTACAAGATTACACAGAAGGGCAAAACAAAAAAGGCAACCAGAAGCATCCCGCTTTTTCAGCCCGTCAGGGAAGCCCTGACCGGGCGGCACGGAATGTTGGTTACCTCTGCTGACGGAAAGAAAGTTTCCGTCACCGCTTGGAAGTGCGTCTACAACTCATATGTCCATAATATGGAAACCGCCATAAACGGCATGGAAAAAAGATGGTACGGCAGGACGAAGGAACACAAAAAGATTCTTGCGGAAGGTGGAACACTCCCCCCGTGGGTCAGCTTCACGGTCAAGCCCTATGATCTCAGGCATTCCTTCTGCACATTCTGCCGGGACAGCGGTGTTGAGCTTAACACCTGTGTTCAATGGATGGGTCACGTTGACGCTCAGATGATCCTCAAAATTTATGACGAGGTATCTGTAAACAGAGACAAAAACGAAGCCGAAAAGCTCAATAAAAAGCTGTTAAGTATGCAAAACGGTATGCAAACTGAAAAACGAAAGAAACGGAGACATAAGAAAAAATCCCAGAAGCTTTGATTCTTCTGGGATTCCGTCCTGTGGCTCAGATAGGACTCGAACCTATGACACTCCGGGTATGAACCGAAAATG